CGAAGGCTTAAATAGCTCGTGATCGCACCCCCGCCTATGGTCACCAAGATGACGGCGGCCTGAAGCAGGTGCCCGAAATTGATCTCCGGACTGAACCTTGGCCACAGTCGCTTGTCGTCGGTCATCTTGCCCGCCCGACGATTCTGATCCCGCCGGGGCCGAAGCTCAACGTCTTGGTCTCGCCACCGACGTGCAGGCTGCACTCACCGGTCGTCTCGTCCGCGGTGACGATTTCTCCTGGGACATCGGTGTAGGTGTCGGTACGCACGATCTTCCAACGGCGCTTGTCTTCGCTGCTATGCCATGATTCGAGCTTCAAGAAAGCCTCTCTCTGATGGGTGGTTGTTGTTTCAGACGAAGGCGTCGCTCACTGCGAACCGACGAGAGTCCAGGCGAAGTTTTCCAATGTCGCGTCGGGCGACGCCGGCGCCACAACGGTCAAAATGTCGCCGTCCATGAAGGTTGTCGTCGAAGCCATTGTAAAGGCGGCAGTCGTCAAACCGGCAGCGAACGTCATGGTTCCGACATTAGAGCCGTTCTTCTGGATGCTGTAGGTCGCGCTCGCCGTAGCGGCAATGCCAGCCGTCCCCTGGCTGCCGGTCAGCCCGGCCGGGAACATGACGGTGCCGGCAAAGACATAGCGCTGGACGACGAGGTTGGCAGTCGTCGGGCCGGTGAAGGAACCACTAACCGTCGTTGAGGCCGACGCCTTGCCCGAACCTATAACCGTGTAGGTATAGGCCGGCACTGAAGCGAGGCTCTGGGCACCACCGCCGACGACATTGGTAGACGGAAATTTTAGAAAGATGGTCTGGCCGATCAGAGTCGAGGGATACGGGAAGCGGCCGATCGACTGGTCGATCCGCGCGAATTGCGTCCGGACCGGATGACTCGCCGCAGTCGTGCCATAGGCACCGCGGTAGAGCGGCGAAAGATTGTAGTGATAGGCGCTCGTCAGGGTCGCGGACTGATAGGAAAAGAGCTCACCGCCTACGTAGCACAGGATGACGAGGTTTGCCGCGTCGGTGGCGGAGACCGAGAACAGCTGACCGCGGCTCTCGGTCAAATCGACCAAACAGATGTCGGTGATATCCGGACTGCCGCCGCTGTTGCCGATCGTCGCGGCCAAAACACCCTGCACCGCCGGGCCAGAAACTACGCCTGCAAAGGCATAAGAACTACCGTCGCTCGAGATCCAGACCTGCGCGCCGCCCCAATTTGGACCGCCTGACAGTGCGATCCAGATTTCGAGATCGCCCGACAATAACCCCGCCGGTGGTTCGAAAATCAGCGGCGTGTTGACATTGCCGGGCGGAGCGCTCCAGTTCGGCACGAACCCGCCGACCGCGCTGCCACTCGCCTGCTTCACGGCTGGAGCCACAGTGCCGCCGCCCACCCCGAGGATCGAGGGCGAGGTGGGCGGCGAATAATTGGCCGGCGGGTAAAGCACGGTCGGCGAATAGGCGCCAAAGAAATCTTCGGCAGTGATCGACAGCATGCCTTCGTCGTCTTCTTCGACGGCGGTGATCCGCACTGTCAAGGCGCTCGCGCTAAGCCGCGAATCAGTGATCTGCACCAGGTCCATCGGCTCCAACAAAATGTATGTATTTCCAGCCAAGCTTGAAGGTATAGGTGTTGCGGTAGAGAAGCTGGCGCTGCAACAGCAGCTGGGCGACTATGCCACCCACATAGAGCGGGTCAGTGATCAAGCGCGCCTTGATACTCGTATCGCGCCGCACCCCGTAGACGTCGATTGAACCTTGGTCGAATGCCTCGGTGACCGCTGTGTTGTAGTTATTCTGTCGATCGAGACACTCGACCTCAATCATATTGTTGGCATCGGCCGGGGTCGACCGCAGGATGTGCAGCGGATCGTCGGTGAAGCCGCCGGTTATCGGCGTCGCACCGGAACGCAACGCTGGTCCGCCAGGTGTGACACCGAGATTGATCCCGACACTCGATTCCTGAACGATGTAGTCGTCCTCGCCGAGGGTGTAGACCGGCGTTGTGTTCGGCGTGAAAGTGTTGGTCATCGTCGCGCCGATCCCGCCGGCAGAGATCCCGCCGCCGCCGATTGGCCGATCTTCGTGTTGCCTGTTGGATTTGACTGGATGACCATAACGCCGGAGGGGCCGACGCCGGACGCGAGGATGTCAAACCGGACGAGGTTGGGGTCGGCGTTAACGGCTTGAGCGAGCCCGCCCATCGCCCCTGGCATCTGTAGATTCGGCAAGGTCGTGTAGGTGACCGTATAGGGAACGCCGCCTTGTGATGCCGGGTCAGTAAAAGTCAGGCTGATCGTGTCGCCGCCCCCTTGCGTCGGCGCCCCGGTAAAGCTCGCCAGGGTGAAGGCGTTGGTGACCGTATGATCGCCGTAAGGGATGATCTTCAACAGTGCGCCGGACCACACGATCGCGCTGTTGGTCACCTTCGTGATGTCGGCAAGTGACTGCTGCGCCTCCTGCTGCTGGTCGAGCAGCGGTGACAGGAACAAGCCGAGTGCTGCGCAATAGCTCGCATAGGACGAAGCAATCCCCGACGTCATTGCCGGGTCAAGATTGACCGACGGGAAATTCGCCCCATAGCGTGCATTCGTCAAGAAATCGCTGACGATCTGAGCTGGGTTGGCGTCATGGCCGTTGGGCGAGGCACCCGATGCACCAGCGCCGACGCCAATCACTTCGAAATTGAAATTCGGGAGGGTCGCAGTATTGCCGAGCTGATAATTAGCGAAGACGATGTTTGCGGTGCCGGAATAGCCGATCGCCTTCGCGGAATGGGCGCTCGCCCAATAGGGGTCGATCGCCTGCTCGTCGGTACCGAGACTGATGCTCGAAATGCTCTGAAGTTCGGCGACGGTCCCGATGTTCTTGTCCCACCAGGCCATCCCGAAGCCGGCGATTGGCCCTTGGCATATCCCAACGATAAATGACGCGGAATATATATATTGCTGGCCGCCGCCCTTGCCGCCCCCGCCGCCTTTGCCTCCGGCTTGCTTACTCGGCGTCGCGGCAAAATCGTCATAGTCGAGAAGGTTGGGGCTGACTTTGGTTGTCCCGTAGATCAGCGGGATCACGCTGCCGGCCTGAGAGGTCTGGAACTGCAGAGAGCCGACAGCGCGCTGCTGCTTGGCGTTGGAGCCGCCGCCAAGAATTCCGCCCATCAGACAAACGGGTCAAAAAAGCGCACGGAGCGCCCCGCTAGCTGGGGCTGCTTCGCCTCGGCATAGAGCACCCCGGCACTGTGCCAGGCGTGGATCAGGCAAGGCCACTCTATGACGATCGCGCCATGCGCAAAGCAACGGCCGAATTTAAACAGTGCTACGTCACCCGGCTCCGGTCGCGCGTACCGCATCATACCATAGAGATAGCGCTCGGCGTCGCGATGCAGATGCCAGTCGGGTGGATAAAAGGTGACTTCAATGTGAGGGACGATGCCGGCCGCCTCATAGACCTCGGCGAGCATCATCAGGCAATCCGTGCCAGCGCCCTTGACCCGGCCCATGTGATGATAGGGTGTGCCCAACCAGGTCTCAGCCTCGCGAGTAACCGCCACACGCTTGCACGCTATGGCGCCCGCCTCGGTATCGTGTAGGTGCTCAAACGGGCATTCGTAACCGTCGTCCATAAAACTGCTGTCTCCGGGAGTGGAATAAACGGGAAGCCGCCAAACCGCCCGGTGCTCTGGCCGAGCTGCTGGTTATGAAGACGTTGATGCACGTCGTCATCGTGCGATCACATCCCGCAGGATCTGGAATTGATCGCCAGGCTGGATCGGCGATAGGAACGCGAGTACGACCGAAACGGTCTGGCCGCTCGTGAATCTGTCAATGGTCCGGCTCGCGCCAGCGTTCCCGCCCGTCAGGCCGGTGATGGTGCCGAGCCTAAAGGGCCAGGTCGAGGTCGGTGCGCCCTGGATTACGAACCCGGTTGATCCGACGCCGGCACCGAACGTGATGGCGCGAGGCAGCAACGTAACGGTGTCGTCTTGCGTATCACTGCCGATCGAATTGGTGCCCGCCACGCGGCTGTATCCCGGCGACGCGGGTCGTGCCATAGACGAGCGGTATGCAACCGCCGCGCTGCGCAGATGAGAATTGCAGCGCCCCGCAGCAGTCGGCTGCTTCGCGCCGCTGCCAAAACCGAAAAATGCCACCCACGGTTTTTTATTTGTCGTCGGTAAGCGTATCGACCCTGCGGTCGATCTGCAGGAATTCAAACATACTGAGAGCATCGGCAACGGACGGACAGTGGCCGTGGGGCGGTTTGGCAATCGGAGACACGACTGGGTAATAGACTTTTACCTCATATGCTCAGGAATCTTCTCAGTGATGACGGTCGGAACCTCCTTGATAACGGTCACGATCTCTGGCGGTTTGCCTTTGCCGATCTCATACCCAGCAGCCGCGGTCGCGGCAACGAGGGCCGACAATGATATAGACACCATCACAAGCACAGCGCTTCGCTGCGGCTGTGTCGCGGTTTTTTTGGCGGTCATTTTGGTTCCACAAAGATGCTAAGGAATGGATTAAAAAACACGGTTCGCGGCTGGCTAGCTTTGGCTGCGTGGCGTCTCCATAGATCATCCCCATGGTAACCCGCGCGTGAATGATCCGCGGCCATTCGACCACGATCGCCCCATGGGTGTGGCAGCGGCTGAAGCGAAAAACCGCGACGTCGCCTGGCGGTGGCGGCCCCGAAATTTCGATCGCGTACTGCATCACGCGGTCGAGGTACCGTTCCGAGTCGCCAATCCGCTGGATAGAATGGGATCTCCAGATACGGGATGACGCCACAGGCCGCATAGACCTCAGCGTGCATCATCAGGCAAATCCGTGTCAGCGCCCTTGACCTGGCCCATCTGGTGATAGGGCGTGCCTAATCACCTTCGGGACTCCTCGAGGATGGCGAGTCGCCGCGGATCCGTTTCAAGGCGGGTCATACCGCGGTCTCTGGAGTCGGGATGTACGGAAAGCCGCCAAAATGGAGGGCGTTATTGAAGACGTTGGTACAGGTCGCGAGCGTGCGGTCACAACCCGGCAACAACTGGAATTGATCGCCGACGGCGACAGACGACAGAAAGGCAAGCTTGACCGTTACGGTGCCGCCGCTGACAAAGGACGATATCGTGCGACTGTAGCCCGCATTGCCGCCAGTGATGCCGATGATCGTCCCTTGCGCGTAGGGCGTAGCCGTCGTTGGTGCCCCCTGGATGACGGTCGTCGTTGATCCGTTGGCGGCCGAGAACATTGCAGCGAGACTCGACCGGTTGAATAGGCACATCGCGTCGCCGAAGACATGCGTGCAGCTCGACTGCCACAGTCGCCGCGGCATCTGGATGTTGAGCAGTTCCAGGTGAGAGCGACATTTCATCTCGACGCCGGTGCGGCTGCAATCGATGTCGGAGATCCGCCCCGAAAAGAGGATTACTGTTCCGGCGCTGGTGTCGCCATAGCCGCCTGCGTCAGCACCCATAAAGGCGCGTTCCAACTGCACCAGTCCGCCGTCAAATTGTCCTTGCCACGCGGCCTCGAGGAACGGCGTCGAGCCGACGACGTCGGTCGCCTCCGGGTAGATCTTGATGTCGAACTCGTCGACCTGCGTGCCAATCACGACCTTAGTCTTCGAGCGTTCGAATTTCGGCCCGACCGCGAAGAGGTACCCATTAGCGACAATGGGCGTCGGCGCCGCCGAATAACGTAGAATAGTTGCGCCGCCGACCAGGGTGAAGGTGTAAAGGTCGGCCATTATGAATTGTTCGCCGCTGTTCAGCAGCGCAATCAGGGCGGCTGAAGCAGACTTCACGGCCGCACCGAAATAAAGGTGAGCTTTTTCAGCTGCCAAAGTCGAAACATGAAATTCTCGAAAGCGTAGCTGTCGTCAACGAACCGGCACCGAAAGTAATAGCTGTAGTCGGCGGTGATAATAAGCCCGCTGCCCGGCGCCGTACTGAATGTGACCAATCCGGTGTTCGGATCTACGCTGTAGTTTCCCGGGCTTTGCGTGATGCCATGGAGGTAAGCAGCACTGAGAATGTTAGGAGCCACGACGGGTTCCAAAAAACCGCCCCCCGGTAGCGTCGCACCGATCGCCCGCTGCAATTGGAAGACAGTCGTACTGGCGTCGCCGACGCCGATCTGCTGACCCGTGACCTGATCATCGCTCGGATCCCGAGACAAGAACGTGCCGAAGGCGCCCCGGCAGAGCAGAAAGAACCCCATCAAGGTTCGCAGCTCGTCGTAGCCGGCTGTTGGGTTGTCACGCAAGAAATCAAAGACCAGCGTGAATTGCCACAGCGGATAGGGATAATCGAGCGCTCGCAGTTCCCGCCCGGACACCGCTCGCTGGATGCGGGTCTGAAAGGTTGGCGTCTTGGTGACGCTCCAGGCGAGACCGGGCAGCGACGGGAAAACTCCTATGTCCGCCATCAGCTCGTCCGCAGCATCGATCCGTTGCGCATAGCGTTGTTGATCGCCGTAACAAGCGCACTGCCGTTGCTGCGAAAAAACCGCGCCACATCCTGGCTATCCATTGCTGAAACGCCAAAGTTGACGACAACGGGGGCACCGCCGCCACTCGCATTGGCGCCGTTTGGTGCGGCAATCAAGTTCTGCAAACCTTGAGAGATATTCGCAGGCAACACCATCTCATTGCTGTGCAACTGGGCGAGCACCCCGCCCGGCCCCAGGCTCGGTACTGCCCACCCGCCCTGCGCGCTCGGCACGATGCCTCCATGCTCAAAGCCAAACAAAGTGCCGATCCCCTTGAAGAGGCTGCCGAGGATACCCCCCGAGCCAGACAGGCTGAGGCCCGTGCCTCCGACAAGGCCGCCGCCCGCGACCTCCTCACCGGTGTCGGTGAGACCCCCCGAGAAGTCCTGATCTCCACCGCCGCCTGCGAGGATACTGGCGCCGAAGAAATTGCCAATTTGGCCGAAGACGCCCTTGACCGCCGAGTTGACGAATTCTGCGATAATCGACTGAGCAAGGTTCGCCAGCGCCTTCTGCACCGTCGTCGTGCCCAGGAGATGCCAGTCACAGAAGTATCGATCGCCCGTTCGACCGGGGCAACCAAATCGTCCCACGCTTTCTTGTTTGCTTCTGCCAGTTTGGTGTCAAGCGCTTGGACCTCGCCGACGTACTTCTCGTAGGCGAGCTCCTGCTCCTCTATTATTTTTTGCTGGGTCCGGACATCATTCTGCGCCGCATCGAGCTTCTTCTCGTAATAGGCCTGGTC